CCCCCGCGCACGTTTTCGCGAAAAAGGCCAGATCCGGCCCGTAAAATGGGCTCAAAAATGGCCTAAATTTCGCAAAAACAGGCCCAAAATCGCGAATTCGCGAAAACAGGCCCGAAATCGCCGGTTATCAGGGGGTTGTGACCCGATTGTTAGGGGGTCGTATGCGGGACACGGATCGGTTAACGGGTCGGATCGTCGTATGCGCCCCGACGACCCTACCCGCGTTTTTTGTAGACGATTTACACGGGGTGTGCACATTTTGCGGAACGCGCGTCCGGTTTCGTCCGTACACGCCGTCACCCCGTGTACTCGTGTGTCTCGGCTGTTTTCTCGTCCGCGCGGAACCGGGCGAAACATGCGCGATCCTGGGCGAAGCGATCGACGAGCTAGCCGCGAGCGCGCCCGACGTCCCGAAATGCTGAGGACCGATGATCCATTACCACGGGCTACCGATCACGCCAGATACGGCCGCGGAAGTCGCGATCCGCGCGGGGCATGCGTTCGTTTCGTTCGCCCACCCGCAACAATTGGGGCTCGCGGTCGCCGCTTGCCAATCTTTCGGGGTCGACAATGGCGCGTTTTCCGCTTGGCGGAAAGGGCACGCGATTACGGACTGGGCCGAATATTACGCGTTCGCGTCGTCGTGTAAGCGTCATCCGTCGTGCGATTTTGCGGTCATCCCCGACGTGATCGACGGAGACGAAGCGGCCAACGATGTACTCCTGGCCGAATGGCCGTTACCCCGTTGGTTTGGGGCGCCCGTCTGGCATTTACACGAATCAATGGCCCGACTGGAACGGCTCGCGCGGGATTGGCCGCGGGTCTGTTTAGGAAGCTCCGGCGATTACGCGCAAATCGGTACGGCTCGTTGGTGGGACCGCATGAATAAAGCCATGCGTACGATCTGTGACGACGCGGGGCAACCCGCTTGCCGCTTGCATGGGCTCCGAATGCTCGACCCCTACGTATTCGGCAAATTTCCGTTTGCGTCGGCCGATTCGACAAACATCGGCCGGAACATCGGGATCGATAGCCGATGGATCGGCCCGTACGCGCCCCCGACGAAGGAAGCTCGTACGCAAGCGTTGCGCGCGCGGATCGAATCGGCCAATGCGCCCGCCGCGTACGATTTTCTCCCGGTACAGGAGCGATTCTAAAATGCCGTTCGCGTCCGCGGAGCGACGACGAGCCTATCAACGCGCGTACTATCGGCCGTATCGGCTGGCGCGTCGTCGCCAGTATCGCGCGGCGAACAAATGCGGATTTTGCGGCGGGCCCGCGGTTCGTTTCTGGGCTTGTACTCGTTGCCGCGTCAAGTCGGCCGATCGGAAGCGAAGGGGAGCTAGCCATGCGTAACGCCGATTCGCCGTTGTACGCGGTCGACATGTTGATCCGGCCGACTGCCGGGGGCGCGCTCGTCCGGCTATCGGGCAATTTAGCCGCGACCGCGATCCAACCCCCCGATCCGATTGATCCCCCGACCCCGTCCGGCGACCTGGGGCTAACGCTGATTCGACAAATCGCGTTGCCGTCGCTCGATATGCAATTCACTTACGGGGACGTGACCGGGCGAATCGTCAACGACCGCGTCCGGATCCTGATGACGGGGAGCGAATCCGTCTCGCGCTCCCCGGTGTACGAAATCGAGATTACCGACGAGCCGATCGCGACGCATGTTCAGACCTGGGCCGATCCGTACCACGGGAAGCGGGGTACGTGGGTCGTCGTTGCGGATCTCGCGGCGACCGCGTCCGCGCTCTGGGCCGAACACAAGCGGCGACGCGCTCCCGACTGGTACGCGGCCGCGGCCTTTTGGCAAACGCTGGCCGACAAGGCGAAAAAAGACGGGCTCGACGACGCGTCGTATACCTGGGTCGATTTCGCGACCGCCTCGACTCCCGCTTTAAACGGCGGGCATTATTTCCATGCGGGGACCGGGATTCTGTACGTCACGTACGCCGATTCGTACAACGTGAGCGGGCGCCCCGATTGGAATTTCGTGGGGCTCCGCTTGCATGACAACGGGACGACGGAGTGTTACGGCCCGTTCCGGTTTCGTGTCGTTGACGGAGACGGGACCGTCAAGTACGGCCCGCGCGCAATACATTTTTTGCGCGAACATCCGGAAACCGGCGATCTACTCGGGGCCGCAATGCTGACATCGGGCAACGTCGGTTGTCCCTGGGGGCCCAATCTTTTCCGCGCGGCCGCGGCGAAATGGCCCACGGCCGCGAGCCCATGCGGGCCCGATCCCGCGCTCGACGTAATTTGCGATACGCGGTACCTGTACGGCTATTACATGGGGACCGCGATCGATCCCATGACCGGGATCGCGGCGGGGGACGTGCGATCGTTCCGTCGAATCCGCGACGGCTACCAATTTGAACCGTCGTCGACAACACAAGCGAATTTCGTTAACCCCGCCGCATATGCGGGGGTCGGATCTTGGACGGATAACGATTCGCTTGGCGGATTCTGCCCGCTCGACGATCGCGTGTTGTTTTTCGGCGGGGTCGCGGGCTCCCCCAATCAAGATCCAATGTCGCCGCAAGCGGCCCACGTCTGGTACGCGACGAGCAACAACGCGTACAAGTGTACCCACGGGTTCGACGCGGTCCCTGGCGGGATTACCGGCCCCGTCTGTACGGCCCGCTTCCCTTGGGCGACGGGCTATACGTGGGCCGTACTTGACGCGGTCAAACGCGGCGAAATCCGCGACTGGCAAGCGGCCCCGATCGTCGAGGACAATCTCGAAACGAAACACGGGATCACGACGGCCCCGGTTGACGCGGTCGGATGCGCCAAAATGATCGCGTCTGGGTTTTTTGATCCGCGGACGCGTCGACTCTACACGGTCGCGCAAGGGGCTGACCGCGGTATGACGTACTTTGGATTGATCTCCGCGTATTTGCACGAATGGCAAGCGGCATAATGGGTAATTGGAATTCGGGCCGACGTCCCCAACCGACCGCGCTCAAGGTACTTCGCGGCAACCCTGGGAAGCGTCCGCTAAATCTCGACGAGCCCACGATCCCCGCGGCCGATCCCTCATTCGACAACCCGCCCGCCGAAATTGCGGACGACGTCGGGGCCGCAACCGAATGGCGACGGGTCGCGCCGATCCTTCGGGCCGCGGGGCTCGTGAGCGCGACAGAGCGCGCCGCATTGACCGCGCTCTGTCAGCAATGGTCCCGATACCTGGCCGCTCACGCGCAAGTGATCGCCCTGGGTATGTGTATCGAGACGACGAAGGCCGTTCCGATCCCGAATCCGTACTTGCTCGTCGCGGATCGCGCGCTCACGCATTGCTCGCGGCTATGGTCAGAGCTTGGGCTAACCCCTTCGGGCCGCGCGCGCGCGCGAAAACTCCCGTCGTCGTCCCCAGACGGGAAGAAACCGTCGAAATGGTCGGGGCTCCTGACATGAAACGCGACGAAGTACTAATCGGTCAACGCGTGACCGTGAATTTTCCGAACCGGGCCGGGGAAATCGCAACGGTCACACGACGCGCGCTAGAGAATCGCAATTGTTATTACGTCGTATTCGACGACGGAATAACCCAACGGTACAACGCGTTTTGGCTTGAACCGGCGCCGACCGATAAAGGGCGGGCGCCATGAAAATCGAGCAACAGCCCGCAATGGAACCGAAATTACGTGTCTTATCGCTCGGGGCGGGCGTCCAAAGTACGACGCTCGCGCTCATGGCGGCGGCGGGCGAAATCGGCCCAATGCCAGACGCGGCGATTTTTGCGGATACCCAGTGGGAACCCGTCGCCGTGTATGAACAATTGCAATGGCTCCAGACACCGGGGCTCTTACCCTTTCCGATCGTGATCGCGACGGTGGGCAATATCAAAACGGGCATTATCGAACGCCGGAACACAACCGGCGGAAGTTACGCGGCGGTCCCGTGGTATACCCGCAATCCAGACGGGACACCGGGGATCGGTCGGCGCCAGTGCACGAACGAATACAAACTTACGCCAATCATGCGGGCGATCCGTGAATTACTACACGTTGGCCGCAAATCGTACATTCGCAAGGGCACGGTTGAAGTCTGGATCGGGATCTCCCGCGACGAAGTGACCCGCATGAAGCCCGCCCGACAAGCTTGGATGATCAATCGCTGGCCGCTTGTCGAATTAGGCAAAAGCCGCCGAGATTGTCTCGCGTGGTTACAAGCGCGCGGGTATCACGAGCCCCCGCGGAGCGCGTGTATCGGCTGTCCGTTTCACAGCGATCAAGCATGGATCGATATGCGCGAGCACAGGCCCGCCGAATTTGCCGATGCGATCGCGGTCGACGCGGCCTTACGTCAAGACAAATCGCGCGGGATCAAAGAATTTATGCACGACGCGCGGATCCCACTTGCGGACGCGATTCGGCTCGTCGAGCGCGAACGACGCCAGCAACCCAATCTGTTTGAAAACGAATGCGTTGGGATATGTGGTGTCTAAGGGCCCGCCATGAAATCGACGAACGGCCCCGCGCGCAAAATCGAGATCATTAACAAGCTCACGCATACGAAGGGGCCATTCGCGGGGGAGTCGTTTAATCTCCGTCCCTGGCAACAGCACAAAATCATCCGGCCCCTATTTAAAATCGACCGCGCCACGGGCAAGCGGAAGCATCGTATGTGCCTGTTAATGATCCCGCGCAAAAACGGCAAAACGGAATTGATTGCCGCGCTTGCGATCGACGGGCTGTTATTCGACGGGGAAATCGGCGCCGAAGTGTACTCCGCGGCCGCGGACAAGGATCAAGCGGCCCTAGCGTTTAACGTCGCGGCGCAAATGATCCGCAACGACGCGGAGTTATCGGCGCGTTGCGACATTCTCGACTCGCAAAAACGAATCGTCGATCACAAAACCGGGTCGTTCTATCGCGCGATTTCCGCCGAAGCGTACTCAAAACACGGGTTTAATGCGTCCCGCGTCCTATACGACGAATTACACGCCGCTCCGAACCGCGAATTATGGGACGTGCTCACGTCGTCAACGGGCGCGCGCGCGCAACCGCTCACGGTCGCGATTTCGACCGCTGGCTATGACCGGCATTCGATCCTGTACGAGCTATACGCGCATGCGAAAAAGGTTGCCGAGAATCCCGCGCTCGACCCGTCGTTTCTGCCGATTATTTTTGAAGCCCCAGTAGACGCGGATTGGACTGACGAAAAAATCTGGCGCGCGGCGAATCCCGCGCTCGGGGATTTCCGATCGCTTGACGAAATGCGGACGGCATGCGCGCGCGCTCGGGAAATCCCAGCACAAGAAAACACGTTTCGTCGGTTGTATCTGAACCAATGGACCGAACAAGCGTCTCGTTGGTTATCGCTCGCGTCATGGGACGCATGCAAAGCGCCGATCGATCGGATCAATCTCGCGGGCCGACGTTGCTTTATCGGGTTGGACCTGTCGAGCACGACCGATCTAACGGCCGCGGTCGCCGTCTTTCCGGACGGGGACGGGTTCGACGTCCTCCCGCATTTTTTTATCCCAGCGGAGCGCATACTCCAACGTGTGACCCGCGACCGCGTCCCCTATGACCAATGGCAACGCGACGGACTGGTAACGGCGACCCCTGGCGCCGAAGTCGATTACGACTATGTCCGAAATCTACTCAAGACCTGGGACGACGAGTATGACGTCCGCGTACTCGCGTACGACCCGTGGAACGCGACCGATCTAATCCAGCGGCTCGAAAAACAAGACGGTTTTACGTGCGTCAAAATGCGACAGGGGTTCGCGACGCTGTCCGCGCCAAGCAAATCGCTGGAAGTCGCGATCCTGTCAAGGCGGCTCCGTCATGACGGTAACGCGGTACTTCGCTGGAATATCGCGAACATGTCGGTTGAAAGCGACGCGGCGGGGAACATTAAACCGTCGAAAGAATTATCGACGGAGAAAATCGACGGGGGGTACGCGCTCATTATGGCGATCGACGCAATGGAGCGACACGACCATACCCCCGGGCCGAAGTACCAAATGATCATCATGGGTTAATGACATGGCGAATCGACCCGGGCGCCCCCCGCTTGATCGTTTCGATAAGTCCGTCGTCGTGTCCCTGGCAATGCCGGGGCGCGTCTTTGACGACGTGTACCGGCGCGCACGTCTGGAACGGTTGACGGTCCCAGAAATCATCCGGCGGTCGTTGCGTAATTCTGCGAATAAAAAAATACAAATTACCGATAGTTAACCGGCGGGCGCGACACTTGCCCGCGTCGTGATCCATCGCGCGCATGCGGTTCTAAGTGTCAAGTCGGCCGACGTGGCGACGCGTCGTATTTCCGGAACCGCGACAACCCCAGCGGCCGATCGCGCGGGCGATACGCTGGATCCCCTGGGCGCGACGTTTACCAATCCGATACCGTTGCTCTGGCACCACGACAAGGAACGGCCGATCGGGCTCGCGACCCTACATCAACCAACCCTGGCCGGAATTACTTTCGACGCGACGATCCCGTTTGTCACTGAGCCCGGGCCGCTCCGCGATCGTATCGAGGAAGCTTGGCAGTCGCTCAAGGCGGGGTTGATCACGGGCGTATCGGTCGGGTACCGCGTGCTTGACGGCGGTATGAAAGTTTTAAAAAACGGCGGGCGCCGATTTACACAAACGGAAATTTGCGAAGTGTCGTTAGTCACGGTCCCCGCGAATATGCACGCCACGATCGACGTCATTAAATCGCTCGATACCGCGTATCTGGCCGCGTCTGGCCGCAATCTTTCCGGCGATTCGGAACGAGCCCCGGTTAGTGCGCGAAGGATCGCGCCCGCCATGACAGCACAAGAAAAGATCCAGAATTTCGAGAATACCCGCGCGGCGAAAATCGCCCGGATGTCGACGATTATGGACGCGTCGACTGATTCGACGCTCCCCGACAATCTCCGAGAAGAATACGACGAACTATCGCTCGACGTGAAAGGGATCGACGATCACTTAGTCCGCGCGCGCGAGCTTGAAAAACTCCAGACCGCGAGCGCGACGCGGATCGTTCCGGGCACGGGCGCCCCCGCGCGGATCCCGGTTGTGTCCGTCAAGTCGAATGTCCCCCCGGGGACCGCGTTTGTCCGGGCCGCATGCGCCAAGCTCGTCTGTAACGGCAATCTGCACGAAGCGGCCGAGTACGCCAAGCGTTGGGACGCGACGACGCCCGAAGTCGCGTTGTACTTGAAAGCGGCAATCGCGCCCGGAACCGTGACGGACGCGACCTGGGCGGGCCCGCTCGTGAATCAGAACATTGCGGCCGATTTTCTGGAATTGCTCCGGCCCGCGACCATTCTCGGCAAAGTCCCCGGGCTTCGGACGGTCCCGTTTAATTGCAAAGTCCCATCGCAAACGGCGGGCGGGACGTACGGCTGGGTCGGGGAAGCGAAACCGAAACCGGTAACGAAGCTCGCATTCGCGGCGGAAACGCTCAGTATCGCGAAAGCGGCCGGGATCATTGTCCTGACCGAAGAATTGGTCCGGCTATCGAATCCGTCCGCCGAAGCCCTTGTCCGGGCCGACATGATCGCGGGGATCGCGCAATTTCTCGATTCGCAATTTATCGATCCCGCGGTCGCGGCGGTAGCGGGCGTCAACCCCGCATCGATCACGAATGGCGCCCCCACGGCCGCGGCGACAACGAATCCCATGGCCGACATCATCGGCCTGATAAACCACTTCGTCACGAACAACATTCCCGTTGACGGGGTCACGTTTATCATGTCGGCCGCGAATGCCCTGGCGTTGTCGTTCCGATCGAATCTCGACGGGTCGCCCCAGTACCCCGGGGTCACGATTAACGGCGGGACGTACAAGGGGTTGACGTTTGTAACCAGCCAAGCGGCCGGTACCAACGTGATCGCGCTCCAACCGTCGTTGATTCTGTACGCCGACGAAGGCGGGGTCACGATCGACGCGTCGCGGGAAGCGTCGTTGCAAATGGACTCGGCGCCGATGTCGCCCGCGGACGCGACGACCGTGTACGTATCGCTCTGGCAGACCAATTGCGTCGGGCTCCGCGCGGAGCGGTTCGTTAATTGGAAACGCGTGGGCGTTTCGGTCAAGTACCTGACCGCGACCGCATGGCCCGCCCCGACGGGCGTTGCGGGCGAATCGGCGGCGCCCCAGTCCGCGCCCCACGCGCGTTAGTTTCTCGGCCGCGGGGCGCGTCGAGTCGGACGCGCCCCGCGGGGATCGGCCCTGGGCCCCAATGCAGTTAGAAATTTTCGGGTTGGAACTAATCGCCCGCAAAGCGGCCGCGAATCTCCGTCCGATCGATTCGCCTTCGGGCCGCGGGGGTTGGTACCCGATTATCCGCGAGCCCAACACGGGCGCATGGCAACAAAACGCGGAAATTACGGGGAGTACGGCCCTGTCGTACTTCGCCGTATTCGCATGCGTGACATTGATCGCGGCCGATATCGCCAAGCTCGCGTTACGGCTCATGCGACAAGACGACGAAGGGGTCTGGAACGAAACCACGAACCCCGCGTACTCCCCCGTGTTGCGGAAACCCAACCGGTACCAGACGACGCAAAAATTTATCGAGCAATGGATCACGTCGAAACTGGTACACGGCAACACGTACGTCTTGAAAGAGCGCGATAACCGCGGGCTCGTCAAAGCGTTGTACGTGCTGGATCCGACGAAAGTTTGCCCGCTCGTCGCGGCCGATGGGGCGGTCTATTACGAACTTCGCCGCAATGACCTGGCGGGGCTCGACGCGGGCGCGACCGCAAACGGGGTCACGGTCCCCGCGTCAGAAATCATTCACGACCTGATGATCGCGTTGTTTCACCCCCTCGTCGGGGTGACGCCCTTGTACGCATGCGGACTATCGGCCCTGCAGGGGATCACGATCCAAACGACGTCGAGCAAATTTTTCGCGGGCGGGGCGAACCCTGGCGGGGTTCTAACGGCGCCCGGGGCAATCGGGGACGATACCGCCAAGCGGCTCAAAGAATACTGGGATACGAATTTTACGGGCGCGAATATAGGCAAAGTGGCGGTCCTAGGCGACGGGCTGAAGTATGAAGCCATGACCGTGAACGCGGCTGACGCTCAACTAATCGAACAATTGCGTTGGACCGCGGAAACCATATGCGCGTGCTTTCACGTCCCCGCTTTTATGATCGGGGTCGGCCCGCCCCCGCCGTTTTCCAGCGTCGAGCCCATGCAACAGCAGTACTACTCGCAATGTATTCAGAGCTTGATCACGTCGTGCGAATCGTCGCTCGACGAAGGGCTTGGGATCGGCGGGACACAGTACGGAACCGAATTCGATATCGACGACCTGATTTATATGGACACGTCGACCAAAACGAAAGCGGCCGCGGACGCGATCGGGGCGGGGGCCATGTCGCCCAACGAAGCCCGTAACAAGTACTTCGGGCTCGGGAGCGTCAAGGGGGGCAATACCCCGTACATGCAACAACAGAATTATTCGCTGGCCGCGCTCGACGAGCGCGACAAGAATTCGCCGCTCGTCGTCCAACCGGCCCCCGCGCCCGCCGCGCTCCCCGCCCCGGCGACGACGCCCGCGGCCGACGAGCCCGCCGCGGAAACGAAAGCGACCCCCTGGGCCGCGGTCGCGCTCGCGTTGCTTCGGAAAGATTGGGGGGAAATCTCCGATGTCGTCTGACGCTCCCGCGACCGCGGCCGCGCTCGACGGGCCCGCGCTCGTTGTTGAAGCCGTCGAGATAGCCGTTAGATCGGCCCTGGCGCCCGTCGTGGCACGGCTACGCGCGGTCGAAACGGCCGCGGCCGACGTTGGACCCGTCCGGGCCCGCGTTGACGTCCTAGAAGCCCTGGCGCCCGTTCCGGGCCCCGCGGGGCCCCCGGGCGCGGACGGGCTCGGGTTCGACGATGCGACCGTCGAGCATGACGGCGAACGGACAATCACGATTACCTGGGCGCGCGGAGACGCGCGCGTCGAGCGGGCGTTTAAAGTCCCCGTCATGCTCTATCGGGGCGTACATGTTGCCGGGAAACTGTACGAGCGGGGCGACGTCGTGACGCTCGGGGGGTCGCTCTGGCATGCGAACGCGGACACGACGACGCGGCCCGGGGACGGGGCGACCGCTTGGACGCTCGCGGTCAAACGCGGACGGGACGGTGCACGGTGACTGTCTGGACCCCGACCGATCCCGTACTCGTGACCCTGGCGACCGCCAAGCAACATTTACGCGTGTACGACGACGCCCACGACCCCGATATCACGCAAAAGCTCGCGGCCGCGAGCGCGTCGATCCGCGATTACTTAAAAGACCGTAACGATCCGCTTTGGACCGATACGACCGCGCCCCCCTGGATTGGGCAGTCCGTTCTGTTGTTGCTCGCGCATTTGTACGAACACCGGGGCGACGAATTCGGGGGGGCGCAAGACAACGACGCGCGGGTCTGGGAAGCGATCGCGAATCTCTGTCGACGCTCCCGCGATCCCGCGCTCGCGTGACCTATGGCGATCGGGTCGTACCGTCACGTCGTGAAATTTCAGACCCCGACGACCGTACCAGACGGGGACGGCGGGACGATCGAAACCTGGGCGGATTTGCTCCCGCTCTGGGGTGTCAGCGTCCAACCCGCGTCGATTCGCGATTTGGAGCGGCGAACGGCCGGAACGATTGTCGCGGCCGCGACCCACGTGATTATCGGGCCCTATCGGTCGGACGTCGGGGTTGACGATCGCATGATGTTTGACGGGCGAACATTTCGGATCAGCGGGGTTAAAAACGTCGACGAGCGCAAAATCACAATGGAACTATTCGCGGTCGAAACGGTGTAGCCATGCCCAACAAATTGAAATTGTCGGGATTTTCTGAACTACAACGCGACCTGTCGACGCTCCCGATTGATCTCCGCGCTCAGTCCGCGCCGATCGTGACCCAGCATGCCCGCCGCGCGGCCGAACTACTCAGGGCTACGTATCCCGTCGTGACGGGCGCGCTACGGGCGGGCGTGAAACTGATCGAGCGCGTCCCGCGCGGGGTTGCCGTTTTGTATACGGTCACGTCGAGCGCGGCCCACGCGCACTTGTACGAATTCGGAACGAGCAAAACGAGCCCGCGGGCGACGTTTCTCCCGATTACAGAGCGCGAGCGTCGCCAGTCGACGACCGCGGTCGCGGACGTCGTGACCCGCGCGGGGTTGAAAGTGACAGGGGCCCGTGATTAACGCCAGCGAAATCGAGCGCGCATTGATCGGCAAGCTCGCGAGCGATCCGCAATTGGCCGCGCTCATGCCGGACGGGGTCTATTGGGATCTGGCGACCCTGGGATCGGAAAAGTTCGTCATCGTCACGTTGTCGACAAGTCGGGGATTGGCCGAATTTCACGACGTCGACACGTTTCGGACGTTTGTGTATTTGGTTAAGGCCGTGGCCCTGGGGACCGATAGCGACCCGATCGCGCCCGCCGCGGAACGGATCCAAGCCCTGTTAGATCACGGCGACATCACTTTCCCCGCGGCCGCGGGTTGCTCGCTCATGCTGTTGCGTTGGGTCGATCGCGTCCGGTATACGGAAACGGCCGCGGGGGAAACGTGGCAACACCGGGGCGCCCGGTACGAAATCACGGTCACACCACTGTAGGGGGATCAATGGCTCGACGACATGGCAGTAAAGGATCAGTAGAAATGGACCCGACCGGGGGATCGACCCCCGTTGTCGTCGCGTCGCTAAATCAGTGGTCTATCGACCTGGGACGCGACCGCGCGGACGCAACGTGCTTCGGGGATCTGAACAAAGTGTACGTACAAGGGCTCCCGAATATCGAAGGCGAAATCGGCGGGATCTGGGACGAAGCCGCATCGCAGGTACTTTTCGGCGTTGCCCTGGGCGACGTCGCCGCGTACCTGAAGCTCGTCCCGTCAACGCTGGCGCCCACGTATTTCTTTTCCGGGCTCGCGTATGTCGACGCGGGGATCGACGTCAGTGTGGACGGAGCGATCGAAGTGTCGGGATCGTTCGCGGCCGCGGGCCCCTGGGCCATGGATCCCGCGGCCCCGTAATCGGGCGTCGTCGTGCAGCGGGGGATCCGGGGCGGGGCCGCGTCGATCAAGTGGGCGTATTTCACGGCCGCGGCCGTACACGGCTACATGGTCACGCACGACAAAGACGTACGCGTCTGGACCGTCACTGGGACGTTTGTTCCGGGGCTCGTTGACGCGTTCAAAATCGCGCAACGGCCGTTGTTTTTCGTCGCCCCGCTCAAACGCGGCGCATGGCGTTGGGAAATTCAGACGTTAACCCGTCTCGACGGGGGGCGATTTATTGCCACGTTGGGACCGATGACTATGGACGATCACAATGGGCTCGCGCGTCCGACGACCCGAAATTGACACGTTAGAAATTTCCGGGGGCGATACGCTCACGGTCAAACGGTATCTGACCGCGGGGGAATTTCGGAAACTGATCCGCGGGGCAATCCGGCCCGTAACCTTTGACGCGGCAGCCGCGGCGAACGGGCACGGGCAAAATAC